CCTCTTTGTGGAAAACGAATATCTGGCTATTGGGCCTAACAGATTGAAACATAATTTATCCTATTAATTGTAAAATATTGGCGTATCGGTCGTAATAAACAAGATAAACGCCAGGCGTAGCAATATCAGCAACAGTGAGATTGTCACCACCAGCAACAGTCACGTTGCTTGTATTGCCAGCCATAACAAACCGTACAGGCAGAGTGTCCGTAGTACCAGTTGGGATCTCTTCTGAAAGATATACTAACAGAAGCCCACGAAATGGGTTACGATCCCAATCTGGATTGAAACCGAAGTCTACACTTGTATCGCTTACGGTTATACGGCGGGATTGCACTGTCGGTATGCCATTAAGATTCACATATTGTAACGGAAACCTTGCCATACCTTATTTGTTATATTAGCCCCAATAGGAACCGCCCCATGCATTGCCATAGCCGAAGCCATTGAATCCATAGGAGGCATAAGGAGTAGTATTAACCGCTGTGAGGTTAGGCCACTGGACTGGCACTGTATTCGGCTGTTTATTCTCAATCTCAACAAGCTTGTTGGCTATAGGAGAAAGCATTGCGCTAAACTGAGCGGTCTGACGAGCCTCACCAAGAGCAGTCTTTAATGTGCCGTTCTCAGCAAGCAGCGTGTCAATCTTGCCTTGCAGCTCACGCTCCTTGATAGCACAGAAGCCGTCATTCATCGCGACAGTCTGGGCGTTAATCGCATTTAAAACGGAATTGAAGTTGCGGTCAGCCTGAGAACCAAGTTGATTCGTCTGCTCAATTGTTGCGATACGTGATTCGTAGCCTTGCTGAGTAGTCAAAAGACGATTCTCGCAGCAACATTGACTGAGCTGAGAAGCAAGGGCAGCATTACCAGACTGAATGGAGTTGATAATCTGTAAGCCGCTCATACCGGTTTGAGCAGAAAGAGCAGCAATCGCAGAATTGACGGTATTGATACCAGTCTTTAATGACTCGACATCAACATTGAGATTCGTGGAAAGCGCACGCACATCAGCATCGGTACCATTTATGGCCTGCAGTATCAGATCGCGAGTAGATGTATCGGAGATCTGGTTGGCAAGAAATCCAGCGCTACCGCCACCGTTATTACCGAAGCCGAAGCCACCGCCGTTATTCCAGCCAAAAATAGAAGCAACAATAGCTAAAGCAATAAGCTCACCAATGCTATTAGCACCAAAGCCCAAACCGCCATTGTTATTACCGGCAAGCATGCCCATCAAGGCGCCGGTATCAAAACCACCGCGATTGCCATAAGGCGCATCGCTGTTAAACACATAAGTTTTACTTGTCTCTTCCATATTAATTTCCATTTATTTTGTAACGTTACGGATGCAAAGATAAGTAAAATTTTTCATGAAAGACAACGATGCTAAGAAAATAAAAAACCCCGCCCAGGCACACGCCTGAACGGGGAAACAATAGTAATGAGTTATATTTTAAGGTCGCGTTTATACCACCGGAGCTCCTTGAATCCGGGAACTTTCTGACCTTTTGGGAGCCTTCCTTCTCTTACCAAATTATCGAACTTAGCTCTACTTATATTAAGATATGTATATGCTTGGTACTTGCTTAGCGGCTCGTCTTTTCGTGCGATCTTTTTCACCACGTCTATAAAATCAAGTAGTTCTTCATCGCTCGCATTTGTGTTGCCGCACTCAATATCATTTACTATTTGTGTCAGGAGCGCCTTCAACGTATTTATTAGCGTTTGCCTCATTTTCGTTAATGATATTAAGTTTCTCTTGAAGCCCGTATCCAGCAACCATCATAGATAGCGTCATAATTTGTTTTTGCAAGTCGTTCACTTTATGCTCGAGTTCGTCGTTACGTTTAAGCGCGCTATTTAAGCGGCTAAGTGCATCATCGAGTCTTTGCCTTGTATCGTCACTAAGTTGTTTGTAGAAGTCCAAAGACTCTTTCATGTTCGCAATGACATTTCCGTCAACTTCGGCAGCATTCTTCTTTCTCGCTAAAAGCCAAGTTATGATCGGACCGATAATCGTCGTAATAGAAGTAATAATAGAATAGGTTAAGCCACCGTCATACTCCATTTTAATCAACGACTTCAATAAATCGCGATTGATTAGCCCTAATATAAGGATTCTTCTCAATCACCTCCACATCAATTACGGTGTGTTTCTTTTGGAATAACCTGGCCAAAAAACACTTCTTGGGCGGGTCTATAGTCTCACGATTTGCTGAGGCTATAATATACTTTTCGCTTGGAATGGAAACACCAATACTTAAAGTATCTGGATAAGCCAAATGGAAATCAATATTATACCACGGAGACGTAAAAGCCGTGTCAATGGATGCCCCTTCATAAATACGAAGAGTATCCTTGAGTTTTAATGTGTCGTGTATCTCGACGACAGATGATACGTATGATAAACTCTTAACTTTTTTGTCGAGTATTTTGTTTTCCTTACGTACCTTATTCAGTTCTTGCACTATCGAGTCCCTACTGTAGTTAAGTTCATCGATAGTAAGTTCGAATCGGCGATTTTGATTGACAGTTGAATCATATAACTGTTCGTACGCCTTAATGTTGTTTCTCGCGTCTGAGTAACGGCTTCTCAGTCTGCGATAGTCACTTATGAAGTAACATAACAGAGAAGCCATTACCAGAGCTGTGAGAAAGATGATTATGTATTTTTTCACCAGTTAATCAATCGGTTTCAGGAACTTATTGTAGAAAGCAACAGTCGCAATGACCGCGTCTGCAATCGCAATAATACCCGCAATTATATAAAGAACACCACCATCGCCGTTAAGGCTGTAGTTGAGAGAGCCAGCGCCACCAATAACGCCACCAGCAGCGAGAGCACCCATGGCAAAAGCTAAGCCAACTTCCTCCATGTTGTTTTTAATCTTTCTTCCCATAATTACTATTCAAATAAACTATTAATCTTAATCTCTGAAACTGTTCCAGAAATTCCGCCATGGTCGATATCTGTAGTATCTACTGTCATATCAATCTGTCCATAGTAGTATTTCTTTGTGCCACTCTGAGTAACAATCCGTAACGCAGTTGCACGAACGGCATACGTTGACGGAGACGTCCAGAGAGTAGGGTCGATAACATAATATCCGTCAGGTGCGTTATAAGAGAAGTCGCCCTGCAGGAAGTATTTATCATTATACTTCGTTGTACTGGATGAGTACTGACCTGTATCCGGGTTCTGATATTGAATAACAGACTGACTTTGAGTAAGCCAAATAACCTTCATCGCATCGCTATACTTGAACCAATACAGCGGAGTATCAGAATAAACAGCACCGCTGCCATAATTATAATGGGCGGCATCTTGCGTTATACAAACAATTCTATCACCAGTAGAGATGGAAGAGAAATGCCAGAATCTTGTAGCGTAAAATCTTGGTGCGGCGAAAGTGGAGTCTAACTGCATTATACCGTCAGGACCGAGATTGTATATTGGATTCGTTGAATCGCTCGCAGAATAGAAATTCAACACAGGAGAAGTATCGCCAGTGTCTTGTCCCATCTTAATGCGGAGATTGCCATTATCGTCATAGAAGCGAATAAAACCATCTTCAATCTCAATATAAGAATCGTTGTCGGTATTAGTAGAAATGAAATTAGAGAATAAGCTACCATCAACCTCCACCTTGTTTGCGGAAAGAACAATCTTACCGTTATGTACGCCAAGTCCCTTAAGTATAGAAATTGATGCCGCAACATCATTACCATCACCAACGCCTGCCCAAATCTTATCGCTTCTTACGCTTAAGCCACCGAGCTCAGTCGCAACCTCACTAAGTGCATAGCCGCTATAGTTGGCAGGAACCCAAGACTCGTATGGAGTAGAAGAGCCGGAGCTATTATAAGCATTACGATAAGCATCATAGTCTTTGATGTCACCAGTCGTGCTGTTCTTCCACACCTTCTTCATATTGGCAACACTCGCGGAGATATTATTCGCCGTTTGCTCAGCAGCAGAAACACGACTACCTAAAATATTGATACTTGCAACAGCGCTAGTGATTCTATTAGACTCTTGCTTAATCTGAGACATCGAATCCGCAACACGAGTGAGCGTATAAGAGGGATGATACTGAGCTACATATTGTTCATATGTACCAGAATAGGAGGACGACTCATAAGTTGAAAGCCAGGCATCGTAATCTTTACAATAATCAGCACTAGTTGCCGCAAGTGAATCATCAATCCATACATATTTGGACTTCTTAACAGCGAGGGCAATCTTATCGTCGGTTAGGCTGAATACACCGAACTCATCAGCATAAGTCGTTAATGTCCACCCGGCATTACGCATTTCTGATTCGTATTGAGAAGCCGTCTTGTTGGACGGGACAGCATACTTCTGATATTCGTAACCGCCACTAGCCTTTGGTTTACTCCAAATCTTATCAACCTTGCCAACAATAGCTTCAATCTCATCCGCCTTTTGAGTCACACCAGACAGAAGTTCGCTAACTTGAACCTTCTCGTAACCAAGTACATTTAAGATATACGGTTCATAGTCATAACTTCCATAAAGGCTCATGTTACGATTATTATACGCAGCAACGAGATCATCATCAAAGAAATCGTAAATGTCATTACCGTTACGCCACATATATTGAAGCTCGCTCACGCTAGCAGAAATGGAATCTGCCGTTTGTTTTATTTGAGAAATCTGACCAATAACAGCGACTAATGTAAACGGACCAGCCGGACCGTGAGCATCAGAAGAAGGACCACCCTGTGTCGGGCTCTTCCCCATATAAGTCTCGTAGTCGACGAGGTTTTGGAAACCGTTGCCGTCATTTATGTGGAGAGTATACGGATAAAGAACGCCATTCTTTTCCCAGCATTGCTGTCCCTTAGAGATGACACTTTGCAGAGATGCGGGATCAACAGAGAACTGAGCAGAAGCGATAGCCGAGTCGACATAAGACTTCGTGGCTGTGGCAGACAGAGCGGACTCAATGCCATTCAGCGTAATGCCAACATGGCCATTTGCACCGAAGAAAGTAGAACCAGCATCAAGTGCAATCTTTGCATTCTGAGCATCAGCAAGGATATCAGCAAAGGCCTTCTTTGCGCCAGTCTGGTCGGTCCAGCTTGTCATTAAATACCATAAGCCGTCATCTTCTATAATCTTAAGCTCTGATGCGTCGATGCTAGCAAGACGGTCCCTTAAACGACCTAACTCGGTTGTAATCGTGCCCTCAACAGATGTGCGAAGAGAGGCAAGAGCATTTGATAAGTTCTGCAGGTCAACACCGTATTGGTCTATATCTGCACGTAATTCGGCGTAGATACCAGCTATAGACCGTTGAAGGTCCTCATACTCATCAGAAGGATCTGCGTTGTAATTGCTAACTTTCCAAGCGCTACTACGACTATACATGTAGCCGGTTTCTAATACCTTGTCGTAGTTATACTGAATGAATGTCCAGAGATAAGGCAGTTGCTCAGTCGTAGTTAACTGACTCGTAGTCCAAGAACCACCAGCGACCGTACTAGGATCAGCAATTGAAAGAGCAGGAGCGGTAACCGATAATGAATCACTCAGCTTAAACCACTGTTGAGTACCAGTTATTGAACGACCTGGCTCGCCGGGAGTCGGAGTATCACCGCCGCCACCTTCAATCGTTTCGTTTTTCCAAACTCCATTACGATAGACAAGTGCTTGGCCATTAGATGCAGACGTGATAGTAACGTCAGTAAGGTCGTTAAGTGCGGCTACGTTGCTCGTACCACCACTACTCTGAAGGCCAGAGAAAATAAGCGTTAAGATACCGTTAGAAAGTATAGCCCTAACACCAAGCTCTTGAGTTGTAGAATCAATTTGTGCTACAACAGACGTAATGCCGGGATCACCTTTTAATTCGCTTATGGCAATTAAATTATGGTATGTTTGCCCACCGTCATAAGAAACGACGACATAACCTCCTTGTACATCAAGGACAATCTGGCCACTCGGAGAAACGTTACGAATTAAATCTGTAAGTTTGACGATACGACCATTATATAAGAATGATGTACTACCGTCTTTATTAACTTGAATGGCATTCATTCTATTTGAATCTGAAGTTCCCACACCAACAGAGAAGACTTGCCCATCATTGGGCTTATTATAAGTGCCAGTGGACATCTCGCCCTCATTTGATGCAATCGTGCCATGACCAGTCGCGACGCTATAATCACCAGACGCAACATTACTGGCGCGTTTTTGGAGTGCGGAAGCGCACCCCTCGCCTTCTATGAAAGGCGTACAACAATTATCACACATGTATATTTATGTATTTATTTATTAAACATCTGGGACAATCTCGACTGTTCTACCCGAAAGGATGAAGTCTTCTTGAACGATTTCTCCTCGTCCAATTGATTGTATAATCTGACCTAATGAATAATATTTATTATCTAAATTATTGTAAAAGATAACCTCATTCGTGTCAGATACGATAATCGCATTCTTGCGTTCGGTATCGCTTTCACCAACACCAACGACGAACTTATACGGTCCAGATCGTTCATTGTATTTACCTAATACGACTTCGCCCTCATAATCAGCGACTACGCCGTGGCCAATAGCGATAGACCTATCAGCTAATGCCGCCGTCTTATTACCAGCCGCGAAAGAGTATTTACCCCTTGCTACAGCACTAGCGGCACGCATTACTGCTGAGCTCTTTCCCTCATCTTTTACGAAGGGGGAGCCGCAACAACAACACTCGGCTGTTGAATCGGCTCCAGCCCCCCATAAGAATGGACGCCATTCATTACGTATCCATATCTCCGCCACAATAGGAGAACTTAAGTCGTTCTTCTTGTCGTGGTGAATCCAAATAACGTCTTTAGAATCAGGACAGTCTTCTCCGCGATAAACAAACGAATATGTATTTCTATGTAAAGGCATATTTATTAACTATTAGAAGACGGTTTGCGTCTTATAGCCATACGCTTTACCGCAATATCGTCCTTGTGCTTTTGCTTATCGAATTCTAACCGCCGATTATCAAGATTTATCTTTTCGTCGAATTCGCGTATCTTCTCCCGTAAACTCTCTCGCTCGTTTTCGCTCATCTCTTCTGGCTCAACAATACCATCGGTCGATGCGGCTTGCTGCGCCTGAGCAGCGTTAATCTGAGCGATAAGCAGTCGAGTATCATTATCTCGCTGATTAAGCATATCCTGTTGCTGCATCTCGGCCTCCTTTAATTGGGCCTCAGCCTGCATTTTCTGTTGCTCGAGTTCCGCTTGTTGCTGTTGTGCCTGTTGCGCTCTTTCAATCATCTCGCGCTCGGATTGTTCAACAAGGCGCTCCTTCTCTGACAGCGATGTCGTATTGTACATCTTGAGCATTGTAGAGAAAGAGATAGCTTGATTCTGAAGTGCTGCCTGAGCGAGTTGACCAATCTGTTGATGCAGTTGTTGCATGCCATCAGAGTAATCAACGACAATGCCATAATCACACTCGGCGAAAGTATCGCCATCAATCTCAATCATCTTAAGAGCACCATCTGGAAGGATATAATTAAATTTAATCTTACGACCCTTCATTGCAATCTTGGCGGTCTCAATGAAGCACTCAAGAACGCGTTTCTTCACGTCGTCATGCGTTGCAAATAACCATTCCGTAATGTGAGACGACTGCAGATTCGAACGCTCAATACCGCCAACGGTCTCTCTGTTACAAACGTTACCCTCGCGTTGCTTTGTGATACCAGTAATCTCGGACATCTCAAGCTTGATGAACTCAAGTAAGTTAATCTGGGACTGTATTGAATTACCAAACTCGGCATCGATAACGCCTGTTGTATTGTTGTTCAATGAGCCAGCAAGTTTACCAGTGGATTGACCGTAATTGCCTTCCTTGAAGGAGTCTGTGATATAAAGACCATTAACTCTCGCATAGTACATCCACTTATCGACATCCCAACCCTTAGGCACTTGAGCGAAATCAAATCGCACGAGCTTACCCCAGTTGTGAGCCATCATCTTGTTAAGACGGTCATGCACGACATCGTATAAGTAGTTATACTGCTTCATCATATCAACAAGCGAGAATGGCTTGGCGTCAATGATGTTATATATTGAGCCAATAATACCGAAGTGACACTTAGAGGGGTTTGATAATGAGTTGTACTGCACTGGGCATGGACGCATATTGACATAAATATCTTCGCCAATCTTCACGCCTTCCCATGCTTGGTTAATCCACATTGTCTGCTCTTCTTCGCCTAAATCAGTATTAGGAACGTAATCTTCGCTATAAAAATCGAATGACTCTTCGCCAGTCTCTGGGTTGTAGCGCTTAATCTTCTTAACCTTACGCATCGACTTCCAGTAGACTCTTATAACGCGGATATTGCCATTCGTATCATAAGGCAAAAGAGAGTCGTCTGAGCCATCAGCAAAGACATTAAACGGATCCCAATACTCGCCCATCCCATCTTCGCCAGTGGTGATGGTGTCGTCAACCATGTGGAGGTTAACGAATCCCTTAGTCTCGTCGTAGTTATCGAGAGCATCAGTACCGCCATCGAAATTGCTAGGTGCGTCATTTATCTTCTTGATATCCTTCTCTGACAGAACATCGTAATACATATCCACGATTCTGCCGGGAGACATATAATCTTCAAGAATGATAACATCAGCGTCTTCAATCCTATTAGAGAAGCCAGACCGGAAAACCCTAATCTTTAATGGATTAATCTTCTCAAGGATGGGTTCGCCGCCTTGTATACTACACTGATAAATCTCTTCACCACTAATGGCTGCATCCATGAAACCCTGCGTGAACTTAAGCTTAAAATTCTGCTCTTTTGAGTAATGCTGAAGAATGCAATTACTCATAATCTCACGCTCGTCTTGCCATTCGTATTGGAAGTGGTGGGCTATCTTTTCCAGCTCTTTATTATAACGGTCTTCATCCTCGCGATACATCTCTATCGCTTGAAGAACAGCTGCCTGTAGAGCCTCTTGCTTCTTGTTTTCAATCTCCGATAAGGCGTTCGGATTGGTTACTACAGCCCGATAATCAAATATCCTATTGGACTCTTCGCCTCGAAGCAGATTTAATTTGCTGTTCATAATAGGATAATGCTGTATGTTGTCTGG